GTAGCCCGTCTAGCGGCTTTCGATATTTCTCCACGCGTCAAGATGCTGACGCGTTCGTGTTAGCTCTGAATCGTGAATACCCGCCCATGCCCTACGGTACACATGCGGTTATTGTTGAGCGTGACGGGCGACCTGTGGAAGTGAATTACTTCATCGGGAGTGCAGACTAACGGGCATTACTTTGTGCAGTTTAGCGTTAACAGACCACAATTTGAGGTGATCGAATGAACATCCAACTAACAGAAGCAGAGGCACGCACGCTCACGCTCGCACTCGCTCAATACACCATTGAACGCGTGCGGGAATTGCGTACCACTACGGACATTGCAGCCAGCTCGCGCATTTCGACAGAGATTGTAGAATGTGGCGGCATACTCAACAAACTACCACGCGTGAGGGCACCAGAATGACCACATTCAAACAACGTGACGCGGCTAAACTGCGGCACCAACAGGCGGTATTGTACGCTGCTCGCGTACTCGCTCGCGCATGGATGCGAGATAACGGGGTGAGGCTGCTGTGTACCGACCGGGTACGCTGGAAACCACAGCCGCAGTTGTGGTTACTTGATTCTAACGCTAATCCATTTTGAGGTATTTATGAACGCTAATGAAATACGCGACCTACTGGACGCGCACACGCTCGCCAATACTGAACGATTCAAGATGACGGATGTTATCGAAACATATCGCGCTGCCTACTATCGCGACTGGCTCGCGGCATTTATGGAGCAGGGCGGCGGCATGGCCGAGGGCTTAATCAAATTGATGCAGGAAGACCTGCAAGGGGTGAAGTGATGTATCTGGCACGCAAAGAAGACGGCAAGGCTACGCAGGTGTACCGGCTCGCGGATGATGTGGTCATCGCGGGTAAGGTGGTCAAGTGCCATTACGATCAGGTACTGATCGACGGCTGGCGCTGGACACCGAAGCGGCTTGATGGCGAAGGTAAGCGGGTATCGTGGACACCAGCAGGAGATGCGGCTCTGTGCGGCTCTGGCTGGTCGGCTGTTGCAAAGACCCCGGAGATTGCACGGTTTAAGGTCGAAGTGCTGGCGAGGGGTGAAGTGAAATGACTACTAATGAAACCTGCCCCCACTGCGGGGCTGCGAAACGATCTGACTATCCCATATATTTTCTATGTGGAACGCATGTGAGTGATACATCAAACAGGCGCGATATTTGCTATCAACGTGAGCTTAAAGCTCAGGCTGCGGAGATTGAGAGATTACAGGATGCGCTGCGAGACATCGCAGAACTCGCACACGATAAAAGCACGGGGCCAGCAGTTCCTGATACTTGCTGGGAAATTAGGCGCATGGCGTATGACGCAGTGGAGAAGTGAAATGAACAACGATAGAAACGACTTTTTACCAGAGGTGCGCAATAACGCTTGGTGGTCTGGCGACTCGCGCATGGCGGCTAATGGTCGCGCCAATGAAGCGATACTTCAGAAGCTGGGCAAATTGGAACGGACAGACCTGTCGCAAGTTGAGGCTGTGCAAATGGGTCACGTGATGCAGCCCGTCATTGGGCGGCTGGTTACGGATCGTCTGGGTCTTGAAATCAGGGACGCGGATTACATGCTGGCTCACAACCGTGAGACATGGCTGAAATCGCATTTCGACTTCATCACTACGGATGGCAAGACGCTGATTGAGGCCAAGAACTACGGGTCACACAAGCGGAATAAGTATGACGTAGAGGCCAACATCATCCCTAGTGATGACATGGCGCAGCTCATACACGAAGCAGCAGTTCACGGGGTCGAGCGTATCTATCTGGCTGTGTTATTCGGAGGCCAGGAGTTCTGCACGTTCGAGTTCCACATTACAGACGCGCAGAAAGATGAATTGGTGCAAGACATGGCGCAGTATTGGGCGCGGGTTAAGACCAATAACCCGCTACCACCTGAGACCGTAGAGCAGGCCAAGCTCCTGTACGCGCAAGACAGAGGCGGCTCTGTGCTGGCAACACAGCAGATTGAACGCGCCTGTCTGTCACTCAAACAGATCAAGGCAAACATCAAGACGCTGGAAGAACAGGAAGAACAGCTCACTGTTGCAATACAGAACATTTTGCAGAACAATTCAGAGCTGTTGACTGTTGACGGCACCGTACTCGCCACATGGAAGGCTTCCAAAGCTACCAAGCGGTTCAGTGCGTCGCTATTTCAGTCCGCAATGCCTGACATATACGAGCAGTTCATCACTGAGTCGCCCGGCAGCAGAAGGTTTTTGCTGAAATAGTTATTTCCTAATTAAGTGAGGCATGTATGAAATTTGATAAAAAGCAAAAGGCGTATATAGAGCGATTGATTAGAGACGCATCAGCTCACGCTTTTTCGCTCGGAATAGAAAGCGGTAGAGATGAGGTGCTTGATTCTATCCAAGATTGCCTTAATCCATTAAGGTCGCCAAAGGCAAAAGTCGGTGAAGCCAGTGACTTCATAAGTAATTTGCTTTCTCAGCTCGATAAACCCCTAACGCAAAAGGTGAAGAAATGAATAGTTTAGTGAAAGGTTTTGCGCCCACGTCACTCACGGAGGCCGTGACATTCAGCGAAATGCTGGCTAAGTCCAGCATGGTGCCGAAGCAGTACCAGAACAAGCCAGAAGACGTGCTAGTCGCATGTCAATGGGGGTACGAATTAGGTCTTGCACCCATGCAGGCACTACAAAACATCGCAGTCATCAACGGCAGACCATCCGTTTATGGTGACGCTGCAATGGCACTCGTACAGGCCAGCCCGCACTGTGAGGACATAGCCGAAACACTTGAGGGTGACGGCACACCGAATCCTGTCGCTGTGTGTACCGCTAAACGCAAGGGTCGTGCGGCAGTCGTGGCGCGATTCTCTGTCGATGATGCAAAACGCGCAGGCTTGTGGGGCAAGGCTGGCCCGTGGACACAATATCCGAAGCGTATGCTTCAGATGCGAGCCAGAGGCTTTGCACTGCGCGATGCGTTCCCTGATGTACTCAAGGGGCTGGTCACGATTGAAGAAGCACAGGACACGCCCGTAGACGTTACGCCAGAACGCAGCCAGCCACAGGCTGTTACGTTCGTGCCACCCGTGATCGACATGGAAACCGGCGAGATTGGCAAAGAACCGCAGCATGAGTTCGTGCTATACCTGCCGGATGGAAACGTCTACAGCTCTTACGAGACGGATTCGGCATGGACGGAAGGCTACATCGAAATGATCCGCAAAGTTACGAGCAGTGCGAAGCTGTCCGATGGCGCGAAGATGACGAAAGTCACCGAACTGGAGAAGGCTAACAAGACGATCCGGCACAGCCTGCGCCCTGCGCTGGTTGCAAAGATTACGCTTGTGATGCCACGCGAACCGGGCAGCGATGATGAAGAAGGCTGAGTACTGTGCAGCCATAGGCAAGGCTTGCGATGCTGAACTGGAGACGTTGAGTCAATTGATCGGCATGTTATCGAACATGCGGGGCAACGAGCAATTTGAGTCAAGCAAGGCGTTTCTGGTTCAGCTTCAAAAGAGCCTTTTGAGTATCAAAAACCTAACGAGGAGCGATGACTGCTATGAACGCCAGCTTGCCGCGAAGGATGCGGAGATTGAGAGGTTGAAGAAGTCGGTGCTGGATGAAAACAAGCATTGCTCAGACATAGCCGATCAACTTGGAACATTCGGCTATGACGGACACAAGATTGCCAAATCAATCAGAGCAAGAGGTGAAGTGAAATGAGCCAAGACGCATTTATTCATTTTAAGAAAAGCGGTGCCCACATTAAAGGTGGATTAGTCTTTCATAGCAAACGATGGAGTATCTATCGTGATGAAGACGCATCAGGTTCATGCGATAACTGCCATTTCTATGCTGATGAAGCACCTAAATGGTGGCAGCTAAAAAGATGGTGGGAGATAATCCAACTGGTACGACGGTTTATGAGGTAAAGCCATGACCCCTAACGACACCTGCCCCCACTGCGGGGCTGAACAGGATACGTTCCATTCAAACTTATATTATCTGTGCGGCTCAATCAAAGGGATGCCAGAGCATCGGACTTTGAAATGTTTTAAAACGCAAGTCGCACATCAGGCTGCGGAGATTGAGAGGTTGAAG